CCTTTAGTGTTCAAGCCCCAGGCTTCTTTGGGCTAAACACGCAAGACTCTCCTCTTACATTGGAGGCTGGGTATGCGTCTATTGCCACCAATTGCGTTATTGACCAATATGGACGTATTGGCGCACGAAAAGGTTTCTCAAGGGTTAATTCATCCTCTGGCAACTTAGGCGCAAACGATGTAAAAGTCATCCATGAGTTAGTGCAACTTGATGGAACAATAACTGTATTGTTTGCTGGTAACAACAAGTTATTCAAGTTAGATGGCTCTAACGCTGTTGTAGAACTGACTTATGGTGGTGGCGGTACTGCCCCAACTATTACTGCAAGCAATTGGCAATGTGCATCTTTAAATGGCATTACCTACTTCTTCCAATCTGGCTTTGACCCTTTGATCTATGACCCTGCGGTAAGCACCACTACATTTAGGCGTGTGTCTGAGAAGACGGGATATACAGGCACAGTTCCATTGGGAAACATTGTTATTTCTGCCTTTGGTCGCTTGTGGGTGGCTGATACTACGACAGACAATGTAACGATTAGTTTCTCTGACTTGTTGGCAGGACATAACTGGACTGCGGGGACATCTGGAACTCTTGATGTTTCTAGGGTCTGGGCTAATGGTGCAGATCAGATCATGGGCTTGGGCGCACACAATAACTTCTTGGTTATCTTTGGCAAGCGTCAGATATTAGTTTATTCAGGCGCAACAACACCTTCCACAATGTCATTGGCTGACACCATAGGCAACATTGGTTGTTTATCAAGGGATTCCATAGTTTCTACGGGTTCAGACATTGTTTTCTTATCTAACTCTGGTGTGCGTAGTCTTTTGCGTACTATCCAAGAGAAGTCTGCCCCATTGCGTGATTTGTCTAAGAACGTGCGTAATGATTTGATGACCTATGTGGCGAGTGAGACATTGGCAAATATCAAGGCTGTTTACTCAGAAGTAAATGCTTTTTATCTTTTAACGCTTCCTATTGCCAAACAAGTCTATGTCTTTGATACAAAGGCTCAGTTGCAAGATGGTTCTGCAAGGGTAACAACTTGGGACTCTATTGAACCAACTGCTCTTTTGTCTCGCAGAAATGGTGATTTACTGATTGGCAAGAATGGGTATGTTGGTAAGTATGGGACATATCTTGACCATGCCTCTACCTATCGTTTTCAATATTACACCAACTATGCTGACTTAGGTGATGCAAATGTCACATCAATCCTGAAGAAAATCTCTGTGGTGGTTATTGGTGGTACTAACCAAATATTGACAATCAAATGGTCTTATGACTTTTCAGCGCAATATTACTCAACCCAAGCAACTATTCCTATTTCTACAATTGCAGAGTATGGAATCGCTGAATATGGTGCAAATGGTAGTCCAGTAGCATACTATTCGACAGGCATACAGATTGGCACTTTGGTTGGTCAAGCATCAGGATATGGCAAGGTTGTGCAAACTGCTTATGAGATTGAGATCAATGGCTCGGCTATTAGCATCCAGAAGATTGAGATTCAGGCTAAAAACGGAAAACTTGGGTAAGGAATAACCATGGCAAATTACACGAAAACCACCAACTTTGCGGCTAAAGATGCGCTTGCGTCAGGCAATGCTTCAAAGGTTGTCAAAGGTACTGAGATCGACACAGAGTTTACTAATATCCAAACTGCTATTACTTCAAAAGCAGATGGAACATTTACGAACTTCTCGTTTGTTGAAGCATCAAATGTCTTGTATATCTACAATATATCAACGCCTGTGGCAAAGATTGATGCCTCTGGTAATTTGACTGTGATTGGCAACATCATTGCGAATGGATCAATGTAATGAAAGCATCAGAAATCATCAAAGCAGATGCGGTCAAACGCAAAATTGACCCTGATAAAGCCTTGCGTACTATTAGTGCGTTGGTTAAGGCTAAGTCTGCTGTTTTGATGCAAGAGAGTGATTCTGTATTGCTAGTTCGTAAGATTAACCCAACATCCGCAGAGATTCACTTGTTTACTGAAGACAACCCAAAAACATTGGCAAAGGCTGTTATTGGCTTTGTCAAGAGAGGTAAAGAACTAGGTATTAAGACTGTCTATGGCAAAGCAGATAACCAAGGAATTGTTGAATTGATGAAGCGTCTTGGCTTGAATGTACAAGCATCTGACTTGCAACAGTACAACTGGAAAGCACAGATATGAGAAATAGTCTTGCCCTTTTAGGTATACCAGACCTCCCAATCTATGCGTTTCGCCATGTGGGAGATAGAAGGATTCGTCCTCAAGGTGGTGTTTCTAGCGTTGTAGAAAGCGTATCAGATACTGTTAGTAATGCGGTAAGTAGCGTTTCAGATGCTTTGGCAACTGTTGATGACACAGTAAATAGTGCTGTGCCTGGCGGTTGGGGAACTGTTGCATCAATAGCCGTTCCTGCCGCCGCACCCTATGTCCAAGCGGCTAATGCGGTTAATGTGCTTGACAAGGGTGGAAGTCTTGAAGATGTTGCCAAAAACTATGCTATTAGCCAAGTTGCTGGTCAGGTTGGTGGTGAAGTAGGCGCAGAAACAGGCTCTAGTTTTGCTGGCAATGTGGCTAGTGGAACTACTGGTGGATTGCTTAGTGGCAAATCATTAGAGCAATCATTACAAGGTGGCTTAACAAGTGGTGCAATTAGCCAAGTAACACCATCTACTTTATTAAGTTCTAATGGAACAACGGGAGCGACAAATATGGCTGATAATTTTGATTTTGCACCAAGTGCGCCTCCTAGTGTGGCGTATGAAGACCCCACTTTTTATCAACAATATTTCAATACTGGTGAAGCAGTAAGTGGGAATTATGGTGATCCTAACGCTCTACAAAATAGTTTCTACGGCTATGGCGGTTTAGGCACAGAAAACCCGACAACTGGATTTGGTTCAACACCAATGACGCAAGCACAAATAGATGCCACTATGCAAACCTATGGTGGCAATAGTTCTTTGGATGCGGCTACACAAGCACTAATCAAACGAGCATTGGCGGCTGGTGGTACTGCGGCTCAAGGTGCAATGAACTTCTTAGGTCAAAAGGGTGTTATCCAAGGTGGCTTAGGCGCAATTGGCTCATTAAGGCAAATTGAGGCAGATAAGCAAGCGGCAATTAGGGCGCAAGAAAATCTTGCAAGAGCAACACAACAAGGCGTTGCTGGCTCACAGTTCAGACCAGTTGGCACAACCACTCGTTTTGGTACATCCAACTTCCAAGTCGATCCCACTACTGGTCAGTTGACAAGTGCAGGATATACAGCCGCACCTGAGATCACTTCTGCCCAAAATAGACTTATGGGTTTAGGTGCTAGTTACTTAGCGCAGACTCCTGAAGAAGTTGCTCAACAATATATGTCTAAGCAATATGACTTGCTTGATCCTAGTCGGCAAAGACAGTTGGCAAACATTAGAAACCAACAGTTTCAGACAGGTCGTGGTGGTTTGTCAGTAGGCTCTACTGGTTTGCGTCCAAGTGGCGCACAAGGTTTGATGGGTTCTAATCCTGAGTTAGAAGCCTATTACAACGCCTTGGCACAACAAGATGCTCAGTTGGCGGCACAAGCACAACAGGCTGGTCAGCAACAAGTTTCTTTTGGTACGGGCTTATTTGGTCAGGCTGGTCAGTTAGAGCAACTTGCACAACAGCCATTTGCTTTAAGCCAAGGACTTGCAGAAAAGTCATCTTTAAGTGGATATAGGGCAGGAGATTTAGGTTATAGAGGCGCATTGGCTGGTGGTGTAATTGGAAGATCGGCAGAAGCAACAGTTAATCCGTATGCTCGTGCTTTAACAGGTCTTGCTGATCCTGCCTCGTTGTTGTCACAAGGAATAGGACAATCACTTAATGGCTTGTTTACAAATCAGTTTGGTGGGACGCCTCAAGGTGGGCAAGCGCAACTAGGTCAATACATGGCTGGTGCAATTGCTAACCCACAATCACAACAAGCCAGAATGTTAGCGGAACAAGAAGCCGCTTTCAGGGGAACAGACAACTATACTTTTAACCCCATGTATTCTGGTGGTTATGGCGGTTACGCATAAAGGAGCAATCATGGCAACAGATATCGTAGGTGGATTATTTGGGATTACTCCTCAATCGTATGAGGAAGGTGTTTATAACAGATCATTAGAGCGGGCTAAGGCTTATGACGCTCCAGCACAACTGCAAGCATCTTTTGCACAACTAGGTCGTGGCATTGGTGGTGCTTTGGGTGCGGTAGACCCTACATTGCAGAAGATTTCAGCGTTTCAAAACTTATCTAGTCAGGCTGACTTGTCTACGCCAGAAGGATATATAAATTTTGGCAAACAACTATTGGCTTCTGGAGATACACAAAGAGGCATGGCGGCTATTCAAATGGGTCAGGATATGGCAAAAAATGTTGCCGAAACTACGCAAAGATATGCCCAAAGCGGTAAAGCAATAGCAGAAGCCCAAAAAATACAATTAGATTATTCTGATGAACAAGTTGCTAAAAGTACAGCAAGGAGCGCACTACAAGCGCAAGGTGTAGACGCAACACAAATAGATGCAATTATTAACAACAAAGATGCAAGAACTAGTTTTCTAAAAGATATACAAGAAAAAACTCAAACTGTTGAGGCAAATGGTCGTGTCTTTTTAATATCAAAACAAGACGGAACAAAAATAGCAGATTTAGGCACTGCACCAGAAAGAGGAACAAAACTCTCAATTGATCAAAGGCAACAAGATAAATTTGCTGAACGCAGAGGACTTACTCAGGCTGATGCTCTTGCTGAAACAAGTAATTTGGCTAGGGGAGGCTCACTTGCCTTGGGTTCAATTGCATCAATGAAAGAACAAGATGCTAGTGGACAGTTATTTACTGGCCCATTGGCTAACTCTTATGTTGGCGCAACCAATCTTTTGGCTAGTGTTGGTTTGTTAAGTAAAGAGCAAACTGGAAAACTTACTTCCTCGCAAATTTATGACAAGAGTGCAAAAGACCTTGTTATGCAAGATTTGGGTGGAAAACTTGGCGCACAAATATCAGATGCTGATAGGAAGTTTGTCGAAGATCGTATTCCACAACTTACAACTAGCCAAAAAGCCAGAACTGAATTGCTCAATAAGTTAGAAGAAATACAGCGTGGCAAGATTGATTACTATAAGAAAATGAACGCTCATGCTAACAAGTATGGAAACTTGAATGACTTTGACTTTTCAGAAAAGTATTCTGGTGTTTTAAATGCGCCATCTAAATCCCCATCTGGTGCAAAACAATTATCTCCAGTCGATCAACAGGCATTAGATTGGGCTAATGCTAATCCAAAAGACCCTCGTTCTGCTCAAATTAAACAACGATTAGGGATGTAAAAAATGGCTGACTTTAATCCTGATGAATATTTGGCTCAACAGCCAACACAACAACCAACTCAACAACCCGTTGAACAACCTACGCAACAGGAGTTTAATCCTAATGCCTATCTTGGAATTGCGCCAAGAACAATAGGACAGGAAATTTCTCGTCAAGTTGGTTTAACTGGTAGGGCGGCTTATGAAGGGTTTACTGCTCCAGCAACACTTGTTCTTGAGGGCGCAAGAACACTTTACAACTTATTTGCCCCAGAAAATAAAAAAATGCCTTCTATCGCTGAAGCGCAAGGTCAAATGTTGACATCTGCTGGATTGCCTCAACCAGAAACAGGTTTAGAAAGGGCTGTTCAGGCTGGAACACAAGCAATGACAGGTACTGCTGGTATTACTGGTCTTGCACAAAAAGTTGCTCCTGCCGCTACTGCATTAACACAAAATGTTGCTGGTCAACTTATTTCTGCTGGGGCAGGTGCTACTGCTGGAGAACCTACCGCAGAGGCAGTTAAGGCTTATACGGGTAGCGATTTGGCGGCAACTCTTGCAAATATAGGAGTAAGTGGTGTAGTTGGAGGCGCAACAAGTAAAGGCGCAATGTCTTTAGTAGATAGAGCAAATAAAACCCCAACTATGACTATGGATGATGTGCGATTACGTGCTAATCGTGCTTATACAGCAGTAGATCAGGCGGGAGTCAAATTAAGCCCTACTAATGCTCAATCAATGGTTACAAACATAACTAATGATATTGAAAAACAAGGATTCTTACTTACTCCAGATGTAAATGCTCCTGCTTTGCGTATGTTGGAGAAAATGAATAATACTTTTGCACAAGGTAAAACTGGATTAGAAGATATTGCTCAATTACGTACTGCCGTACAAAAAAATCTGTCTACATCAAATGATCCAACAATAAGAAAAATTGGCTCTGAAATTGTTACTGGAATAGATAGTCACTTGGCTAATTTAAAACCAGACCCTCAAAATTTTATTTCTGGTGCGGGCAATTTTTCAGAGGCATTAAAAACATTGGGTGAGGCAAGAAAAGATTGGAGAAATCTATCTCGTGCCACAACATTAGAAAATATTTTAAATATTGCTGAGGCTCGTGCGCTTGATCCAAAGGCATCTGAAAGTGAATTGATTAGACGTGGCTTTATCAATTTGGCGGCAAGTCAAAATAAAATGAAACTTTTTACTGAGCAAGAGCGTAATGCTATTCGTGCTGTTGCTAATGGTGGCCCTGTTGATGCTTTACTATCTTTTGTTGGTCAATTTAACCCTGAAAGGGGAAAAATGGCGGCTCTTGCTACTGGTGCTACTGTTGCAAATAAACCCGAATTTGGTATCCCCTTGGCTACGACTGGGTTCTTAGCAGATAGATTACAAGGTTTATTGCGTAGACAGTCAGCCGAGAAAGCCATTGGTGGAATGTTGTCTGGAAACTTACCACCAATTCGTTCTGATATGACTACTGGAGGTCTTTTGGGAGGCATCCTTACAGAACCATTGTCAGCACCTTATTAGGAGTAACCCATTGATCCTTTCAGCCTCCTCCTCCTTGCCCAAGGCGCAGTCTCTGCCATCAAGTCAGGGTGCGCCATGCTCCACGAGGGAAGGATGGAAATTGTTAATGCTAAGAAGACAATTGAAGGGGCTGTTGGGGATGCAAAGGCTATTGTCAGCGAACTCTCAGGTCTATGGTCGTGGGTTAAAGGTCTATTTGCGCCAACTAACGACAGAATCACGCCAACTAGCGACACAACTGCGCCAAATGTAGCCAAGCAAAAGGTTGCAAAACAAAAACAATCGTATGAGGAACTGGAACTAAAACTAATCAGCGAAGTAGGTGCAAATATTGGCGTTTTGTTTGATACACAACAACAAATCAGCAATTACTATCACGAACTAGAAGAAGAATCTAAGACCAATTACAACCCTGAACAAAACACAAGCAAGAAGGCAATTGAGAGGGCGTTGATTGAGTTGCAGTTAGAAAAGTTAATGGAGCAGACAAGAGAGGCGATGGTGTATGCCCCTGCTGAGTTAAAGGACTTGTATAGCAGATTCTTGGTTATGCACAACAAGATAGAACAAGAGCAAGCGTGGGCTAGGTCAGAGATGATTCAAAGGTCTAGGTTGGCTAGATGGAAGAAGGAACAAGAAGAAATCTGGGTTATTGAACTTATAAGTGGAGCAATTGCTGTGACGTTTATATCTATATTTTTTGGGTGGATGATGTGGCAAATACGAAACTTATCTGGTGGATTCTGATAGGTGTATCTATATGTCTCATTGTCGGTGTAACTTCAATGGCGTATGTAGAAACTCTATACATGAGGGCGCAACTTAAACAGGAAATGAAAGAGTTGCGTAAGTTGAAACGTGAACTAAAGGAAGAAAAATGAATGACCTACTCAATTTACTCAAGGGTGTCGCACCCACGTTGGCAACTGCTGTCGCTGGCCCTCTGGGTGGCATGGCTATTACCGCTTTGGCTAATAAGTTTGGCGTTTCTGATTCCGTTGATGCTGTTGCTAAGGCTATTGCGGGTGATCCACAGGCGGCTCAAAAGATTGCTGAGATGGAGTTAGAGTTTGCCAAGTTAGCGGCAGACGCCATGAAGAACGAAGATAACAATGTCTCTACCCGTTGGTCAGCAGATATGTCATCTGACTCTTGGTTGTCTAAGAACATTCGCCCCATGAGCCTTGTAGCCATCTTTATAGGCTACTTCCTGTTTGCAATGATGTCTGCCTTTGGTTTGAATGCTAACGAAGCCTATGTGACTTTGTTAGGTCAATGGGGAATGTTAATCATGGGTGCTTACTTTGGCGGTAGGACTGTTGAGAAACTTGCAGAGATGAGAAAGAAATAATCATGTTGTTAACACCACACTTCACCCTTGAAGAACTGACGCATACTGACCATAGAGAGTTAGACAATACACCTAACAGTTCTGAGATAAACAACTTGAAGCGTTTGGCTGAGATGCTTGAAGAAGTTAAAGACTTGCTAGATGGCAAGCCGATCATGGTTAACTCTGCATTTAGGTCAAAAGCCGTGAATGACGCTGTGGGTTCAAAAGACACATCACAGCACAGAGTTGGTTGTGCGGCTGACATTAGAGTGCCTGGGCTTACTCCTGACCAAGTAGTCAAAGCCATCATTGGTTCGCCAATAGCGTTTGACCAAATCATTCGAGAATTTGATTCTTGGACACATATCTCTGTTCCTAATGCTCCTTCAGGTACACCACGCAAGCAAGCGTTAATCATTGATAAACAAGGCACACGGGCTTATTCATAAATTGTTCATATTGATAACGCCTAATACGCAACATGAAAATACAGCGTGTGAATATACGGCAATCTGCCGTACAGACGAGATTGTCAGTACTTCAAAAGAAGTGCTTACCTTACGATAAGCCTTATGAAACAGATCATGGATATTGGTGGATTGCTACTAAGGATGGCGTGGATTGTGGTTTCGCAGGTCTTGTTTATTCTTCTCGCTGGAGTGATTGCGGTTATCTTGTACGCTGTGGCGTTGTGCCTAATTGTCGTGGACAAGCGTTACAGAAGAAGTTTATTCGGGTCAGAATCAGACAAGCGAAGGCTCTTGGATTAAATTGGTTAATCACTAGCACCTACGATAACCCTGCTTCAGCAAACTCTCTCATCTCGTGTGGGTTCAAGATGTTCAATCCAACTAATCCTTGGATGACAAAACACACAAGTTACTGGCGATTAAAACTGGAGTAATCATGGATCAACACCCCGTCCTGACTGATGCTGAGTTCATTGAATTATGGAAATTACATGGTTCTGCGACTTCTATACATAAAGTCACAGGAGGTAATATACGAACCATTCAAAGGCGTAGAGCCGCTTTAGAGACAAAATATGGTCTTTTATTGGAAGCCAAGAATCCTAATGGAAGACCAGAGAGATCACAAGTTGCTTACGAGCGCAAGCAATTAGGAGTCTTAAACGGCACAGGAATAGTATTTTCAGACGCACATTATTGGCCTGGCATCGTTACAACGGCTCATAAAGGTCTTTTGTGGGCTATTAAAGAGTTTAAGCCATCATTTGTGGTATGTAATGGAGATGCCCTAGATGGTGCATCTATCAGCCGATTCTCCCCGTCTGGTATTGCTGGAAAAGAACCAAGTCTTATAGAAGAGTTAAAAGCCTGTCAAGAACGTCTTGCAGAGGTCGAGGAGGCCGCCAAGGAAGCCCGACACAATGTCAGATTAGTCTATACATGGGGCAACCACGATGCTCGCTTTAACGCCCGTTTAGCGGCTAATGCGCCTGAATTTGCACAAACCTATGGGTTTAAGTTGGAAGACCATTTCCCAACTTGGGAGTTCTGTATGACCTGTTGGGCAACAGACGATGTGATTATCAAACATAGATATAAGGGTGGAGTCCATGCTACCCACAATAATACCGCAACAGCAGGTAAAAGTATTGTTACTGGACACTTACATAGCCTAAAAGTAACACCTTATGCTGACTATAATGGCAACCGATTTGGTGTGGATACGGGTACACTGGCAGAACCTTATGGCCCACAATTCAGTTATGGCGAGGACAATCCTTTAAATCATCGGTCAGGTTTCGCAATTCTGACATTTAACAATGGGAAACTGTTATGGCCTGAGTTGGTTCATAAGTGGGATGAAGGTCAGGTTGAGTTTAGAGGTCAGATCATCAATGTTTAAAGGATTTTTATGTATACAGTAGAAATTGAGTTGGGTTGGGAAGAAAGTATCACCATCAAGACAGCAGACTTTAACAAAGTTACTCTGTTGCAAGCGTTTATTGCTGAACAAGAAGAGTGTGGTTGGGTTGAAGAAGGTGAAGAGGATAGCGAACTGTTGTCTTTCACTGACCCTGAAGGCGTAACTTGGTACTATGACGAAGACGAAGACGATTGGCTTGAGTTAGAAGAAGACGAAGAAGACGAAGAAGACGAAGATCAAGAGTAAAGCAACTGGCTCACATCTGACAAGATTTCCTGAATACTGGCTATTGTTTGTGTTTCAGAAACATCGTGTTTAGTATGTGAGCGCATTGCTTGGTTGATGTCTAACAAGGCTGTCCATACATCATGTGCATGGATAGCCTGTTTTGCTTCGATTAAGTCATCAAATTCCATAGTTATTTTCATTTATCCTCCGATAGCATAAAGATTGCAACACCGACAATCACTACGATTGCCGCCCCAGATAGCATTAGCATTACCGCCCAAGCAATAGTTTCTAACATTTTCTTTCCTTTATGTCCCGATTAGAACATTTTTTATCATTTAAATGTGTTTTTGTGCATTTATGACCCTATCGGGATATTTTTACTCATCGGAAGGTTTCACTTCCACAGGCCAACACCTGACCGCCCATGATTCCCCATATTCCTTAATTGTCAGAAGTGGATAGCCTTTTCTGACAATCCAATCGCTCATCTGACCATCTTTCTCAGGGTCATATATGGCAGGAAAACCATACTTCCAGCCTTCTGGTGGGTCAACCCATATCATAGGCAAATTGTCGTGTTTTTGTTCATTATGGTGAACATTCCGTTTACGCCACAGGCTCATAGGATGATCCACTCACGCTCTTGTCTACCAGAATTGGATGCAACTGTCTTGCCAGTTAGCCCAATCATTCCTAGTTTCTGCATCTCTGGCAACCTACGCCATACTTGGTCATTTCTCAGACCAGTTTGCTTTGCTATTCCATCCTTGCCTAGTGGCCCAAACCGCTTTAAACAAGCGTGAATGACATCCATGTGGGCTGGTGCTACATTAGTGACGCTTTCAGCCGCCATGTGGCTTGTTAATGGATCAATGATCCTTGCCCTTACGAATGACTGTGAACCAAAGAACTTCTCTACTCCACCATCAAACCATGTTTTGTCTAATATACTCATTTGTGAATTCCTATTAAAACTCATTTGTGAACTCCTGTTAATTAAGTTAGTGGGTACTTACTTACGCTTTCCCCGTATTGATATCAGAAAGGCACGTCTTCTAGATCACGACCTTCTTTTGTAGTTCCACCTTGACCATAAGGCACTTTACCTGTTGGTGGCTGTGCATCCTTTGGTGATACTGCCAAGCCCATAAACTTACCAGACTTGCCTTCTTTTATCCAAGCAGACAACCAGTATTCGTTGCCGTCTACCATGATGCTACCTTTGTAGTCAGGTTTTTTCTCGTTATCTTTGTTTTCATTCTTAAAAAGAACGCCAGAGTTATCACGTTTTTCCATTTTTACACCCCTTTATATGTTAAACCGCCAATGACACGCTGAATGGTAATCATGGACACATTGAATTGATCGGCTAATCCACCAATCTGTTTTGACCCACGAATGAATTTAACCATTTCGTCTGTCAACTTTGCCGCCCCATTTCTAGAGCCTATTGTTGCTGTGCCATGTTTAATAGCATCTGCAACATTCTCTTTTCTAGTCCCCCATCTTAGATTCTCTAAGCGGTTATCTAGTCTGTTTCCATTGATATGCAAAGCCTCACAATTGTCTGGGCAAGCCCCTACAAAAGCATGAAGCATTAGCCTGTGTTTGTAATATGTTTTTGTTTTGTTGTTTGTAGAAAAACTCACAACTTCATACCCAATTGGAGAAACTGTAAATTTCTTTTCTTTACCATTACGCCACAACCTTCCATCACGGGAAATTTGCGTGTTTGGCAAAAAATCAATGGATACTGTATTGTTGACTTCCATATTAACCTCTTGATTTAACTTTATTTAACTTGTCATCGAGTTCGGCCAAGAACTTGATAACCTCTTTTTCCAGCGTTGCAATAAAGGCATCATCACGCTCAAAACGCTTGATAACTAATTGCAATTCTGCGGGAAACCTTGGGTCAAACGAACATAGGTCTGTCCATTTAGCCCCTGTGCAGGCCATCTGCCAATTTACTTGCACCTTATACTGATCGTCAATGCCGCCCAAAATGCTTTCCAAGTGCGTATGCGACATTGGGGCTTTTAGTTCAACCAAGCCCTCTCCAACAATCCCGTCTGGAGATGCACCTGATTGCTCAATCGTAGGATGGTTAACAAACGCTACCTCGTCAACCAATACGCCCATCTTGGACTCATAGGCGGCTCTGGCAAATGGTTCTTGCTCAGTTCCCCAAGCCATTGCATCGTTGCTATACGATTCTGCTACTGAGTTTGTAAGGCGTTCCAACAGCAACTGCGTCATGTATTTATCTCTGCTTGTTGAATAGCCTGACTTAGTGGTGGCAACAATGTCCTTTACTCGACTAGCAGTTACTTTGCCTAGTCTGAGCATTTTCCATTCGTCTGTGCCTTGGATGATTTCGTCACTCATTTCAGCACCTTCTTCTTAGCATCCTTGGCGGCAATCATCTTGGTCTGCCATGCCTTGTTTCCATCGGTAGCGGCAAATGCCTCAATGTAGATGTTCTTTAGTTCATCAACTGTTGTGGTGGCTTCAATGGCGGCAATGTAGTCAATCATCTTGCCTTCATCAGGTGAACCTTCATCGCTCTCGCCATCTGGAATATCCTGACCCGCATAAATGTATAGACCCAATCCATGCAACCCTAATGCCTTTGTCATACAACGCATGATTGCTGTATTGACTGCAAATGCGTCTGGGTTAGGGATTGCTTTGTTGCGATAGTCCATCACGGGAAGTTGGCAAGTCATTGGTTTGCCATACATAGTGACTGTTACGAACACCATTGCTGTGCCGTTGATATCCATGTAACACTTATCGCCAAACATTTCTATCTTGTACCATGCGCTTGAATCAGCCTTTAAAGCCTCTGCCCAAGCCCATGCCCATGATAGGTATGTCAGGCCATTTTTCTTCTCTGTATGCTCGTTGACGTTAGTCTTAAGCAATTTCTCTATTAACTCCTTGCGTTCAACCAAGTAACCCTTTGTTTGTGGATCGATTACAAGGTCTTCCGTATTAACTTTATCTTTCATTCTTAACTCCTATTTTGTTGACTTTGTTTAACTTGCTCTTGACCTATCCAATGACTAAGACCAATCAGGTTTGAAATGATGGTGTTTATCTCTGAATAGAACCCAGTATATTGCTTATTCAAGCACATTTCACTAAGTGTTTTCACTGATCTTTCGATGTTCATTAGAAATGTTGAATAATCATTGAGCATCGTATTCGCCCTTTGCTATTTCCATCTGTGTCTCGTGGTCAAAGTCTTTCAACTGGATGAAATGATTCTCTTGACAACAAGATATTTTGTCGTCTTTTGGCTCATAGCAATAACAGCAATAGTCCACATGGGAATAGCGTTTTAAGATGTCCTCAAAGGTATATTTCATGTTCATGATGTCCCCAATACTTTATGAATTTCTGCAATCATTTCATTCTTGATTCTTAACTGCAATTCATGCTCTGCAAGGATTCTGTGCAACTCTGCAATCTCTGCTTTGAGATGCTCTGCTTCTGTCTGATACATGACGACATTGACTGCCAGTTCGTCTTCATAATCAAGTTCGTGGAAGGCTTTGTTTAACTTTTCTTGATCCGTCATTTTCACTCCCTTATTCGGATGGTATCTACTATTGATTGGGCTTTAGCGTGATCGTCAATCATGCCAAATACGATAGAACAAGCAATGTCTCGCTCATTCTCTACGCCCATGTCGTAGGCGTTGGACATAGCGGTAATTGTGTTTTCATCAACAGCCGCCATGCGTAAGAAACTAATCATTTCATGTTTAGTCATTTGAAGTTGTTTCCTTGTCATTCTTTACCAGTTCGTTTAGTTTTGTTTTTAAATCGTAATAGCCGTTGGTGTTAGCCCCTGTCATAACAACAATATCTTCCACTCGTTGTTTCAGGGCATTAACTTGGAAACGCAAGTCATTCACTAAGTCCGTGAGTTCCTGTTCTGTCATACAGAATCTTCCCATTCTTTACGCCATGCAGTCGTAATGTCAAACATTTCGTCTGTTGCTTTGTTTTCGCAATAGTTGTAATGTCTTTTGCTGATGTCGTAAGTAATATGACGATCTTGCTCGTCAAAGACTGCGAAATCTATTTCGTACCCGTCTGAGTGGTCAGCGTCTAATTCATCGCCAGGCGTCAGTATGTCGAAACACACTAAGCACTCGCCAACGCCCTCAAGGTAGATGCATATCTGATGTTTGAAATCACTTATTTTTACTGTCATCATTAACTCCTGTTTAGTAACCCACTTGTTGTGGTGCATGAATTGTCAATCAAAATAAATGTTTGAATATTAGGATAAACCCTATGTTTATTAAATATTTTTAGGGTTAGCATTGCTTGTCAACAATCAAATAAGGACTGACTATGTATTTAAAGACTTATCACAAACAGATGCTCAGAAGGTTAGAACACAAGCCTAGCCCACTAAAAGGGTTTACCCATGGAGACAACAACGCTGGTAATGTAAGCGTTCATTTTGAGAACTACCTCAATGACTTGCAGAACTTTGGCTATGTTGTAAACATTGAGGATACATGGCACATAACGGGCTTTGGCTTGGCGGCACTACACGAAAAAAAGAATGTAGCAACCCCTACCAAAATGTCTAATGGCACTACGACTGAATTCTATGATGGAAAAGAGTTAAAGCAGACCTGTGCAAGGATAGGCGCATACGATTTTCTAAAATACCCTAGTAAATTTGGTGAACATTTGAGTTATCCACGAATTTATCTATAATGGTTTGAAACACGGCTAGATACGAAGTCATGAGCGTATTGAAAAGAGAACAGACCCCTCCTGCCGAGGTTTCTTTCAAGGGTCTATTTATGGGTCTGCAAAAAATGCACTATTACCAGTTCAATATTGGGGACTATGCTTCCCATACACGGCACTTAAATGTCATAGAAGACTGCGCCTATCGCAGGTTGCTGGACTTCTACTATCTCCACGAAAAGCCGATAAAGCAACACGACATTGCTCGGCAGATCAACATGAGAGAGCATGAACAAGAGGTCTTATCTGTCCTAAATGAGTTCTTTTTGTCATCAGATGATGGCTTTGTTAGTCCACGGGCAAACAAGGAAATTGAGCACTATCACTCGAAGATTGTCCAAGCATCAAAGGCGGGTAAAGCGTCTGCTGAACGGAGGTTCAACGGGCGTTCAACGGACGTTCAACCAACCAAGAACCAAGAACCAATAACCATTAACCATAAACCAAAGGTAGAGAGCACTAGAGGCTCACGCCTCTCACCAGACTTTTGTTTAACAGAAGAATGGAAAGACTTTTGCCAACAAGATAGACCTGACCTTAACCCGTCTAAAGTATTTGAGTCATTTAAAGATTATTGGATAGCCAAGGCTGGACAACAAGGTGTAAAACTAGATTGGTTTGCTACATGGCGTAATTGGGTAAGAAGTCAAAATCAAGCCCCTGTAAACAAAGCAGATCAAGTATTCACGACTGTGCCAAGCAGATTTGAGCGTGATCCAGCCTTGGTTGCTGTTGAGCAAAAACTAAAAGAGGGTGTTCCGATGCCTCCTGAGATTCGGGCAGCAATAGAACGACTCCGTAAATAAACAAGAAAGGTTGGATAAATGAATGAGTTGGCTTTATTCGCAGGTGCTGGTGGAGGAATACTTGGGGGACATCTCCTTGGATGGAGAACAGTCTGTGCAGTCGAGTGGGAATCCTATCCCGCAAGCGTACTGTGCGCCAGGCAAAATGACGGACTTCTCCCGCCTTTCCCGATTTGGGATGACGTTCAAACCTTTGACGGAAAACCTTGGAGAGGAATTGTTGATGTCATATCGGGAGGGTTTCCCTGTCAAGATATTTCAGTTGCAGGAAACGGAGCTGGAATTGACGGAGAAAGAAGTGGAATGTGGGGAGAAATGGCAAGGATCATTCACGAAGTACGACCAAGATTCGTGTTCGTGGAAAACTCACCAATGCTCACTTCTAGGGGACTTGGGAGAGTTCTTGGAGACCTGGCCAACATGGGGTTTAATGCGGAATGGGGAGTGTTGGGACATGACCGATTCGGTGGTCAACACAGGAGAGACAGAATCTGGATTACTGCCTACACCTGTAAGAAGTCTTTTCGCTCATTGGTCAAGCGCCAAGGCAAAGTTCTTGAACAATGGAAAAAGAAAGAGCGGAGTGAAGGTTGGGTCGATTTTGTGGTGGGAGATGACGGAACAACACCTCCGTCTTGGAGGGTTAGAGGAAAAGAAAATGATTCCAGACCCATCATGTGGAGAAGTAGTGATGGGATGGCCGATGGGGTGGACAGAATTGCGGCCATTGGCAATGGACAAGTTCCAAGAGTGGCGGCAGCAGCATGGAGTTTATTAAATGACTAGACTAGAAGCACATGAAATACTTGATAGACAAAAACGAGGATTCCTCTGCTTACCTAGCGAGGTTAATCAAGCACTATGGGTCTGCGGAGACACGAGAGGAGATTTTGTCGTGTCTAGCGATGGAATGGAAAAGACGATACATAGACAAGATGAAGACCTTGGGGAAACACAAAGCCTCTTCATGGTGGGCGAAACAGATAGACGATATGGAAAAGAAGCGTGGGAAGCCATTTGTGGCTGATTTACGATTAAGAATGAACAAACTGAAAGAGACAAAATGAAATGCCCTACTTGTGGTGCTTGGACAACAATCAAAGAAAGCAGAGAATCAACCATTTTTGGCTATACAAGGCGCAGAGAATGTGGAAATCAGCACCGATTCACAACGCAAGAGAGAGTTGTCCCTGAAGATGCTATCAAGCAATATCAGCGTTTACATATTCTTAAAGTAGCAAAGAAAAAGGTTAAAAAATGATTTACATAGGAATTGATCCAGGCTCAGTTTCAGGTGCTGTGGGTGCAGTTGATTCAAATGGGGACTATTTGGGCTCATTCATGATTGAACACGAAGACAAGCATATTCTGCCAATGGTCTTCAAAAACATGATTCTGCGCTTGGTAGACCCAAAGGAAGGGGCAGAAATTTGTTGTGAATTAGTCCATTCAATGCCAAATCAAGGCGTTGCAAGCACGTTCCAGTTTGGTAGAGCTGTGGGTGTGATTACGGCCGTTTGTACCCTGACTAATTATCCATTGCACATGGTTTCGCCCCAAAAATGGAAAAAGCACTTCCATCTATCAAGTGATAAAGATGAAGCCTTAGATTGCGCTCGAATGTTATGGCCGCAAGCACCCCTTAAAAGGAAAAAGGATATCAATATCGCAGAAAGTTTACTGATAGCCGAATATTGGCGAGATTGCATTAATGGAAAAATCAGAGAAAAAAGCCCTACACGTTAAATTCACACCCAATGATCACAAAATCCTGACTACCATAGGTGGTGGCAATATGTCTGAGGGTTTTAGGATTGCAATTATGTGGGCGGCACATTTCTACAATCTAGGTCTAACCCCTGACATGGATTTGGACGTAATTGGATTAGTTACTGTATCAAGTACAGATAACCATCCACATGAATAGCATTTAAACTCATTTAAACCCTGTTTTTAGACATTATTTTGTGCGGGTAATGGTATGGGTTAGGCTAACACCTAAAAATGCATTCTAGGGGTTAAAATTTAGGACATAAAAAAACCACCCGAAGGTGGCTTAGTTAGTTAGTGCTTACTAACTTATGCTTCAGGGTGATCTTTGTGAAAACAATCCCGTGCTAAATCTATAAGGGTTTTCGCTTCATTAGGATAAAGCCCATTATGTTCTGCAAATTTTTCTATGGTTAGGTAATTATTCACCCAATCCAAATAAATTTCCGATAGTTTTTCCCGTGTCATTGTTAACTCCTTTAATAATCAAGAGAAATGGCGGTTATTTTGAAATGGCAAGGAGTATTTGTCTCATTATGTAAGGATCGGATTTCTTCCAAAACCTTATTTAAACTATACAATTCAACCAGTCCAAAATTAGCATCACCCAATAAGTTTTCTAATTTATCGTCTTCGTAGATTTCTATTTTTGCTTTGATTAACATATTGACACCTTTTATTTGCGTTTAAGAATGATTTGTAAAACTAACCCAATGATTGCATAGATCAATATATTCTCCTTATTTTTTTATTAATTCAGAATCACGATATGCACGACCGATTTCTATTTCTGTATAAAAAACACAATCGTCATCAAGAACACCCACAGAAGTCCATTCCTTCCACCAATCTGAGGGAAGTCCATAATCTTTGGAATGCTGCAGTAACCCTTTTTTCAAGGTTTTTAATGCATCGGATTCAGTTTCACCATATGCAGTGAAATGGAAATTACGTGATTCAAAATTTGCTTTAATCATAGTTAAACCCCTTTTTTGGCAAAATGTTTAATTCACGATAGTCAATTTCAGCTTTAATATAGTTTACTAATATTGAATGAATTGCATTGAAATTTTCACCAGTAAAAAACAATTCTGATACTTTATCATTTGAATCATTTAATAATGCGTGTTGAATGGTTAGGCAAGCAGAATCAATTGCATCATTTGCCAAATTGTATTTCTCTTGATATGTATAAGCATATAAAGGTTTTGTCATGATTAACGCCTTTCAGAATTTAAAATTATCGATGTCTTGATTGTCAACCCATTGGTCAACGGCATTCTGGATTGTTTCCCCTAGGTTTCCATCAATGCAATGACGAATCCTTGTCGAACTAAGCCAATCCAATATTTGTTCCTCAGTAAGTCCTTTTTTAATTAAAGCCTCGGCCAGGTGATTACTGACCTCGTATCCAATACGCTTAAAACTGAGGAAATTCTCAATTTGTCCATATAGTTCCATGATTAACACCTTTTAATAGTAAAGAACATCAAAATAAGCCAATGCAAGGGATGCAAAGGCAATACCAATAATGAGTGCTGCAAGCAAGTCCAAGAGAGTTTGTCGCATGGTTTAACCTCTCGCAAATTCTTCTTTGGCATTGGTGATCAGATGATTGGCAATTTCGTACCAATTAACATCTCCAATGAATGACAGGGCATAGGCAAGGACTTTGGTATCAGTTCCTTGAACCTCACACTCAAGTTGGTGTTCAACCAATTCTTGAAGATCATTCTTCAAGTCAGACGGGTCTAGTTCGTCAATATCTTCTTGGGTGTAATAACCCATTCCAACACCAAGGTCAAAATCATCAAACCATTCAAGGTGAACCCTCCATGTAGAGTAATTAGTCCATCCATTGTATTTTGTATCAGTCATATTAACGCCCTTCTTTATATCCACTAACAATTAGTTTTGAAGATAATGCATTTGCAAAAACCAGTGCATTGTCAAACGTATTAAACCATCCCATGGGTTCGTAGTGATCTTCACCTAGTTCGTCAAGTGTCTCAATGGAAACTGCAAACTGTTGACCACCATTAAAATCTCGCATGGATGGATCTTTGTAGTCACACCAAATGACTATGGATAACTTCTTAGAGAAGATTTTTTTAGTTATTGATGGACACGCATTGTTATGCCATGAACTATCAATCCATCCACTAGGGATGGTCAGGGTATCGTCATACTCAGGAAATTCAGGGAAGAGAGGATTTTTCATATTTACACCTATTAACAAAGATTATTAACAAAGATATCCTTTCGGACAATTAATACTATGCACGAAGTATACCAGTTTTAGCATTTAGAGAATATCTATATAAATCAACAACTTACGATAACTTAACATAATAAGTATGCACCTATTCAGTGCTGATATTTCCACAATATAAAATCATGCACCAACTGGCTACAAGTAAGCACTCACTAACTATCTATATTGGTGCATAGATGTAATCTATTGGTTTACGTTTGTTGATAGTGTTTATTTATTGTGATGTTTTGCAAGTGTCGTTGGAATGGTGCATCGATGACATTCATTACCTGACTGGTTAGTTAGTACTTACTAGCATCACAAGTTAGTTAGTACTTACTCAGCATAAGTTAGTTGGTACTCACTTGCCTGGCTGCAGTTAGTTAGTACTTACTTCGATGTTAGTTAGTGCTTACTTATGTATGGGGGGAGGGGGTAGGCGTGCTGTGGAATATTTGTGGGTACATCCCATCCACAAGTAAAGGAAAATCAGAAATCTATACAAGTCACAGAGGATGTGTATAGCAAAGTAGGTAATCAGACTGGGTACGTATGGACGATAGCCTGTAACCCGTATATACAGGTATATCTCAAGAAGAGAGAGCCTCTCGTTTATCTAAGTTACAACCATGTTTGTCAGACGATGGAAGCCCAAGCAACGTTGCCCCGTTCGCCTTGTCTGCGGTGTTATCACAACATTAGCAGAGGGTTACTAGAAACTCGCCCAGTTCACTACGTTTATCCTACTTGGTCGGCTCAACCGCATAGAGGGGTGGGTCATGCCCCCGTTGTCTTTACTATATCAGGGATTACCCTATTGTTTAACAAATAAATCTAGTTCATAATCAGTTCTCCCTTACCAGTTATGCTGATAAGCCTGAACTCATCACCCTTCCAAAGACTGAGACTGCCCAACTAAAAGAACTCAAGAACCTCCTGATAAATAGCGCAGGTTCTAGAGTTGTCCACAAAGCAGTAGAGATTGCCCTTAATGACGAACACCCTGCCCAACTAGCCGCTATCAAACTCTGCATGGACAGAATGTTGCCTGTCTCTATGTTTGAGAAAGAAGGCAAGTCCCGTAGTGCTGTAACCATCAACATTACTGGAATAGGCGAGATTTCACATGGTGAGACTGTTGATGCTGAAGACATTGAGGCGAAATAATGAGTGATCTGAACTTTAGCCTACTGCCTTGGCAAGAAGAAGTCTTCAAGGATAAGACTAGGTTCAAGGTAATTGCGGCTGGTCGTAGGT